AACATTTACTAATGAAGTGACAGACTGGAGTGATCCGGAGACATGACCAAATCCAAATATAGCTTTAGTGTCGGAAAATGGTGTACTTTCTATTGTTCCATCACTATATGATATTCCATCTTTTGTTAAAGATACTGGCATATTTTTTCCTTAAGGACCAAAACTTGATGCTGCTAATCTTTCTCTACCGGTGCCAACTCCACTACTTTCACTAACATAAACACCTAGATTATTAAATAAACTGATGGTATTCATAAAAGTAGTTGCTCCAATATTCTGATAACCATATCCAAATATAGCTTTATCACCGCCATATGTTGCTCCTCCTAGGTAGCCTCTTCCGGTGCCAACACTAGACGTTTCACTGACATAATCACCTAGGTTGGAGAATATAGTAATTGTATTACTTGTTGCATACGAGGTCCCATTATTGCCAAATCCAAATATGGCTTTACCATCGCCAATACTTGCTGCTGCTAGTTGATCTCTGGCAGTTCCACCGGATTTTTCAGCTACATATACGCCTGTATTGCTAACTAGTAATGTAGAATTTCGCTTAGTGCTTGAAAGGGTTGGGAAAGTACCAAATCCAAATATAACTTTATCACCACCATAAGTTGCAGCTGCTAAAGAATATCTGACTAATCCAGATCCGGCGCTTTCACTTACATAAACACCTAGATTAGAAAATAGAGCATAAGCAGTCAATGACGAACCAACTGAATTAAAGCCAAATGCAAATACGGCTTTATCGCCACCATATGTTGCTCCTGCTGAACCACCTCTTGCAGTACCAACACCAGAAGAAACTTCGCTAACATAAGCACCTAGATTATTGAATATGCTAGTCCTACTCTGATAAGTATTACCAGGGCTAATTCCATAGGCAAATATAGCTCTATCACCACCATATCCTGCTGCTGCTAGCCAATATCTAGCAGTAGCTGCTGTACTAGTATCAGTAGATATTACTCCTATATTACTTACTAGGTTAGTAGTACTCCTAGATCCAGTTGATGGGCCAGTTGTTGTACCAAAGCCAAATATAGCTTTAGCGCCATCCTTAGTAGTTGATTTTGTCGTACCATCTGTAAAGGTAATCCCGCTTTCTGTCAAAGTTATTGCCATAGTTTTTCCTTAACCCCAACTAGCTGCTGCTAAATTACGTCTTGAAGTACCAACACCAGCAGATTCACTAACATAAGCACCAGTGTTAGAAAATAGACTAATCAAATTGGTTCTACCACTCATAAAAATTCCACCAAATCCAAATATTACCTTGTCTCCACCATAACTTGATGCTGTTAAATCAGTTATTGCAGAACCAACGCCACTAGATTCGCTAACATAAGCACCTGTATTAGAGAATAGACTAATTGTATTAAAATAAGAACTTGTGGATCCAAATCCAAATATTGCTTTATCACCACCATAAGTTGCTGCTGCTAAATATGATCTTGCAGTACCAGCAGTAGTGGGTTCATCAACATAAGTACCTGTATTAGAGAATAGACTAATTGTAGTAAGATAGTTACTTCCATTATAACCAAATCCAAATATAGCTTTATCACCACCATATCCTGCTGCTGCTAATCCTGATCTTGCAGTACCAGAACCACTAGATTCACTTACATAATCACCAATATTGGAAAATAGACTAATTGCATTAATATACGCAGTTGAAAAACCAAATCCAAATATAGCTTTATCACCACCATAACTTGCTGCTGCTAGTCCATATCTTGCAGTACCAGAACCAGTAGAATTACTAACATAAGTACCTGTATTGGAAAATAAAGTAATGTCTCTTGAATTAGAACCAGTAGTTCCAAATGCAAATATAGCTTTATCACCACCATATCCAGCTGCTGCTAGTGCATATCTTACTTGACCAGCAGTAGTAGTATCAGTTGCAACACCACCAAAAACATTTACCAAATTAGTAATGGAAGTTGTGGTAGTGGCATAACCAAATCCAAATATAGCACGATTATGAGGTTTTCCAGTTCTTCTAGTTTCCACAAAATCATTGCTATCTGACACAACAGATGTAAAAGTTATAGAAGTATCATCAACTGTGGTTTTCGTTACCATAATTTATTGTATTTTAATAAAGTGATGTGGAGTCGGTGAATTCATGCTTAATCCTATGATTCTATTAAAATATTTATATATTTTTATAGAGATCAGTTTCCTTTAATTCTAAAGTATTCTTCTCGCAAATCAATAAATTTTTCAATCCAATCGTCACGATTTTCAATAAACACAGAAGCTTCTGGCTGTTCATCAACTGTCATAAGAATAACTAATGTATCAACAGCAATTCCCGTGCGCTCTTCGAACATAACTGCATAAGCGGAAGTCTGCATAAAATATCCGTGAATATCATCTTTAGACTTAGATCTTTTAGAAGTCTTAAAATCAATAACAGACATTCTACCATCATACTCTGCAATACAATCGACTGTTCCTGCAACCCTTAGGTGATCTGAATATAGCTGAGTTTCAAGACAATGAATGTTATCTATTTTGCGCAGTTCAGGTAAGATTGAATTCCACGTTTCAACTTCAAACATGTCGGGTTCGACTGATTTATTGTTGAGGTAGTCTTCACAGAGTGAGTGTACTCTTGTACCTCTTTTAGTTGCTGCAGCAGAGATTCTATTCGCTTCTTCCTCTCCGACTCGTTTTCTCCATGCGAATATTGCTTCCTTTCCGTGCAATCCCGTGACGGATGTGACGGAAGGATAGGCTCTACCATTTGGTGTTTGATAGACCCTACCCTTGTCGGAATCAATGCGCTTGAGTTTAGAGATATCATGATGTATATGTGTTATCATTTATTTTTCGCAAAAATCTTCATATTTTAACTTAGCTAAAATGTAATCTTTAACTAATGAGCTACGAACAATATCATCTACTGTAAATTCAATTCTAGTAAATGCATGCATATGATGTGCAATATCAAAGAATTTTAAGATACCACTTACATCATTCTTCTTTTTATTTAGATCAGTCTGACGATAATCTCCACACCAGATAATCTTAGATCTGCAACCAACACGAGTTATGACTGTATCAATTTCTTCAAACGTCATGTTTTGCATTTCATCTACAATAATGATAGCATCATCAAATGACATACCACGAATGAATGATGTAGAGATAAACTCTATATGATTCTGTTCTTCTAATCTAGACCATGCGTCTTTTCTACCGAACAGCGTTTCACATATCTGACGATATGGTTGTTGATAGATTTCCATTTTCTCATTAGCATCACCGGGAAGATGCCCAATTTCGCGAGACTGTACTGCAGAACGAACAACAATAACCTTGTTAAAAGGATTACTTTTATCTAAAACTTCTTCAATTGCTTTATAGAGTGCACAAAACGTTTTTCCTGTTCCTGCAACTCCATGAAGAGCTACAAAGTAATCTCCTCTTTTATAAGATTCAAAGAATATTTTTTGATTCTCAGTAAGAGGATCAAAAGTCTTTAAATCATCTATTTTTATCTTTAGTGAATTTGTAGATCTAGTACTTCTTTCAGGTTTTTCAGATTGTTCATTATCAACTATTTTCAGAGCTGTCTTCTTAGTAGGCATAGCTTCTCCATTTAGTTGTTAAATTGCATTCATCTTTTTCAAATCACTTCCTGGTGTCCTTTCATGTATTTTTTGTAAAACATCTTTGAAACCCGAGTCACGACCGCGGCCTAGTCTTACTGCATCGCCAATTGCTGGCGCAGTAAGTACAGATTCAATATGTGGATTTTGTTGAAGATATTCTTGTCGAGCAGAAATTGACATCATTAGGTCAAATTGTTCGAGAGTTTCTTTATTGCGAAAGATGTAAATTGGCATTCTTATATTCATAAAGTGGCATTGATATAATGCGATGCCTCTTTACATCTTGAGTGATATAACAGGCATCTCCATATAATGTATTTATACCATCAGCAAACCAATCGGGCATTGGAGAGTTAGTCCAACGAGATATTTTTACTTTATCGTTTAAGTAATAGTTTCTATAGGAAGTAATAGAATCACCTACAACTTTATAATCTTCTGGCATTGCAGGAGTTGGCTCAGTGAATTTAGGATGCTCGGGAATGCTAGAAGGAACATACCAGAGTTTATCGAGTAAACCACTGGCTTCTACTTTATGAACTTTAGTATAACGATGCGTATATTCTTTGCATAGATTATCTAGAAGACTAAACAACCATGCATAGTTATCTCGTGATTGTCTTGCCCACACTGCTGATGGATGATTGATATGAGTAGCCCGATAAAGCATAACATCACGATCATCAGAAAGTACATATCTTTTTTGCTTTCGACCAGTTTTACTGTAGCCATCAATGAGAGTACCATCAAGAACACGATGAGCAGTAGAAAGTAGTTGAGCATATTCGAGAATCATCTTAACACAGTGTTTATCGTTGTGCATCTGAGCACAAGTTTTAGCATCATGATGTAAGTAAAAAATATTCACTGCCCACCATTCCACTCTAATACGAGAAGTGATAACTCTTTAATTGTAGAATCTGCATCACGATGTAGAATAGCGGTGCCACCCGCAGTACGATAATTTCGTACTACATCTTCAGTATCATCTATTAGAATGTTCCAAGGGGATGCGAATTCAGCTTTTTTAGATCCACTTGTAACTATATTGGCTTTATACATTATACCATTGTTACGCAGCCATGCCATTTTTTGAGCAACTACGCATTCGTGATACTTTTCTCCGCCTGAAGATGATAGTATCTCGATAGTAACATTCAACCCATTGATATACTTAAGCAGTTTATCTGCATCTGACATCTTAGGCTGTTTTACAAAATTACCATCAGTGACGTATACGTCCCAGTTATTAGAAAATTCTTTTTCACGCTGACTATTATCGCTTGGCCGCTTACCAAAGAGTGACTCGTATTGAGCTACAAAATCGGTAATTACACCATCCATGTCGAGATATATTTTCATAATTCAATCTTCAGTTTTTTCAATTTTTCCATCTTTATCGATTTTAGTAATGAATCTACTAAACTTGAGTTTTTCATCCCAATTGTTTAGATATTCATTATCTTCATGAAAAATACGAAGGTATTCATCTTTATTAATCACTCTATAAGAAACAATTTGCTCTCCAATATGTTCTTGAGAAAGCTCTTCAGCATCATTACAAGTTACGGTATCGAGTGCCCATTCTTTTTTACCTTTTGGCACTTCTACTACATAGCGCATACGAAATGTAGATATAGCCTCAACCAATACTAATTCTTTTTCCACTTTTTCCACCTTGCTAAGAGACCAAGTACCATCACCTAAATCTTTCCAATCTAAATTATCACCAGTTTTCCAACCGGCTTCATTCAAAATTTCATCACTAAGAGGAAGAATCAATTCACCATTTTCATCTTCTTCGAGACTAACAACCCATGATTTCATTTAATTTCTCCTTTATTAAATTTCAATATACTGTAATTCAAATTTATCAGCGTTTTCTTCATATGTAATATAACCGCGAGGATTACATACAATACGAGTAGACCCAATCATATAATCGAATGGATCATGCGTATGTCCGTGAGTCCATAACTTAATCTGCGGACGATCCGCAATAAACTCTGACAAATCAGAAGAATAGCCACCATTTATAATTTTTTCATCCGCATAACGTGGATGAGTAGATAATTTAGTTGGAGCATGATGTCCAACTACAATAAACTTTTTTTCATTGTGTCCTTCAACTACAATACGAATATAGTCAATCATTTTTCTATGATCGTCTATAGCATCTTCAGGCGAAAAGTATGCAGTGTGTGTATTGCAATTTGAATTATCAACGCACCTAAAGTCATTCATCATTTGTCTCATTGAAAGCATAGTGATAGGATCTTCGTTGTTCATATCAGTCCAAAGAGTTCCACCAATAAATGTTACATCATCGATTACCTTAACTTCTTTGTCAAGAAAGTAGATATTGGCTAACCCATGTGTTTCAAATAGAGACTTAAACTTGCTTCCAGTGCTAGCAAAATCACCGTGATAGTGTTCATGATTCCCCATGATGTATACAACATGTTGAAACTCGGAAGAGCAGCGTTTGAAGAAGTTTGTAATACGATTACTGCGAACACCTTCTATAATGTTGGAACGATCTGGCTTGCCAATGTCAGCTGCAACACAAATGTCACCACCGAGAATTAGTACATTGGCATTCTCGGTGTTTTTTAAGTCGATATCACCAAATTCAAGATGAATATCGGATGCTAGTGCTATTTTCATAATAATCTCCTATGGTTTATTATACCACAAGTATGAATATTTGTACAGGGCTTGAGCGCAATCAATCCCACAGTGATTCGTAATATTTTCCAAATAAGCGGAAACCGTTATTCATACGATTTTGATGCGCAGTGATACCCTCGTGATCCATAACATATGTGTGATTAGGACCCTTACGCAATGTAATGTGCTTAGTGTCTTTCTTATCAACCTCATTGCCATCTTCATCAACTGGTACTGATACGTAATCAATTTCACCAGAAGTATACTGATCCATCCAATCTTTGCCGGATTGCTTCTGTTCGAAAGTCCAAATAATTTCGTCTAGGACCCAATCCCAACGCTTGAACCAATTTTCATCAGTATCCCACTCATTTTCTTTTGGAGAAGCACTCGTAGACCTTAATTCTTCTGGTACATCCTCATCTTCAACACTTGGAGAACCGTGTTTTGTAGCTTTAAGCTGCTTAAGCATAGGAAGAATGATTTTAGCAAGGGTAGAATCCATATTCCAAGTATCATATCGATCAATTTTTACATATTTGATTTCTGGATGCACAAAATCAAGGAATTTTTCCCATATTTTGCAAAAGGGAAGCAATCGATTAGACCATTTTTCAATCATGGGCTCATCGTAATCAATTTCGCGCCAAAAAATCACTTTTTCAAGGATAGTGTATGGTGAAAGCCAGTGATGTCTGTAGTTTGTGAAGTAAATCTTCATCATATCATCCTTTTACAAGATTCTAATCAATCCAATACTATCAATTGCACTTAACAAAGCATAATTAACAAGCATGCCAAAGGACCTCCTACTATAAGCAGACCAAGCATACATAGCACAGCAAGAAATCCAAGCAGGATAAAGAATAAGAAGTGGAGGATTAGGTACAGTAATGGCCATAGTAATACAACACCCAATACTAATAGCCCAAGCAAGCAACTCAACACTAAAACGAAACTTATTGCTTTGCCAATCATTTCGTATCCATTCAAAAGTTGGTCGAAATAAATCTATCATTGTTTAAATTTTAAAGTGATTAAAGTATACCTCACTTACGCGCGCGTATGCAGCTATTGACAGTTCTTTTGCATTAAGAGAAATGCATTCGTTTACAACTAACTTAAGAAACTCTTGAAGTTCTTTGTCATAACTAGCAGACCAATCTACAACATCACCGGGATTCCAATGCTCATCGCCCCACATAGAAAACCCAGCTTTCTCGGCAAGTTTTTTTGTTATTTCATTCATAGATCAAACTCATCAAGCATATCAACAGCAACTGATTTGAGTAACTTTGCTGTTTCTGGATCATCTGATTGTTTTGCAGTTTCACGAATAATATCAGAACACTTAAATACTACATTTCGAGTTAACTCCATTACGTAAGTATCAAGCCAAGTATCGAAAGTTGAAATATCAAATTTAGTACTCATGCGCACTGTCTCAAACGTTTTAATTGCAAGGTCTTTTGTAAGCTTATTCATAATTTAATTCCTAAAATAGTATTATTCTTGCCAAGGGTATTTAATGCCATATCTCTCATACATTATATTTGAATACTTATTACCACCCGCTTTGTAAACGCCTTCAACGATTTTTGCGCAGTCTTTAACGATTAGTTCAGCGAACTTTTCATACACCGTATCTTTAGGCATTACTGCATATTTCACGCCAGCCTGTTCAAGCAGTTCTCTAATTCTTTCGTTCATAATCAACTCCTACAGTATAGTAGGATTATATCACATTGACGAATATTTATACAGGTTTGTTTTATTTTTTATTCTGTACTTATACACTAGTAGGAATATTCTTTCCTCGCTTGATATTTTTTTCTTCGCGACGAATCCAATCTCTACCTACCGGATTCTTCACATTCATTGATGCAATTGCGCGGATATGCTTGTGCAATTTATCTAATGCACCTAATTCGTCACCTTCATTAGAATTATCAATAACGGTGAAGTTATCTCTGCCAAAGTAATCTTGAAATTTACCCATATTATCTTGCACTGCATGCCATGCTCTATCAACAATGTTGGCTGGCACAGATCTAGCACGTTTTAGATTACGTTTGTGCGCAACATCTAGTGACGTATTAACGAATAACATATGAGTATCATAACCCAATGTTTTTAAATGTTCTGATTTTCTGTGGATCTCGGCAAAGTCTTTACCAGTACCATCGATAATCATTCCTAAACGACCTTGTTGGTATAAATCGACCTTTTTGCCTGTTAGCTCTTTGGCTCTTCTACGAACCATATCTCGTCTTTCGGTTTCATGTTCAGGCATCTTAGGATCTAGCCCATGCTTTTTCATTCCCAATTCAAGTAGATCATCTGAGTTGACCATCTTAAAACCCAAGTCACCTCTTACTTTATTAACAACGTGCGACTTACCCGATCCAGGACCACCAGCCAAAAAGATTGCTTTTAGCTTAGCTGGATCGTGAACACCTTCTGTTAGAAAAGATTTAAAAGATAACATATACATCCTTAGATAATCAGTTATCTTCTATTTATTATTGCTTTCCCATCTAATCTTTGGATTAGCTCGTTCATACATCCATACTAGTTGATCTAGTGTCCAAACATCATCAGTTTCAAAAGTTTCAAGCCAAGCGCTAAAACTAGCCCAATCCTCACTCTGCATGGGTGGCACACCTAGTTCATCACCACGAGGATCATCAGTGCCACGAATGTCAATCCTACCACAACTATATGAAGTAGTGATTAACTCAATTTCATAAGTATCACCGGCCTTGCGATTAGTAAACTTAGAATCTTCTTCTTGAATATGTGTTTCGGTGCGAACGAGTCCTCGATCCTTATACCAATTCATACTGACTGGTCCCATCCAGTTAGTGCTATATCTAATTTTCATTCTTTGATTCCAAATTTATTTTTAATCATTTCAATGCATTTAGCTACAGTCCACGAAATATCGCCATACTCATCATTCTCAAAATTTGAAATACCAACCATTGCAATTTCAGTCATACAATCTTGAATAATCAATTCGGCAAACTCGCGCATTTCTTCAAAAGTATATCCATGAAGATCACCTTTTTCTGGATCATAACCTAACCATTGTTGCGCTGGTAGTTTAATTTTATCATTTGATTCCATGATTACGCCTCATCTTTCTTTCTTTGATTGCTTCATCCAATTCATCAATTTGTTCTAGTCGTATATCGTCCATGATGTTCATACCAATATACTCTGAATTCATATTTCGTTCTGTCATTTTCCACAACGTATCACGATACTTTTGCAATGCATCAATCACAACATCATAATCTTCGTTGTTCACGATTCAACTCCGAAATGCTTGTTTACATCTGCAATGCATCGCCGCACTTCAATATCCTCACGATTAAAGTCACCAATTAATCGTTTATTCAATACATCTGTGCATTCTTTGATAAGCAACTCGGCAAACTTTCCTAGTTTAGTAGGAACGCCATTAGGATTATGTACTAACAGTCCTGATTCTCTGGCTAATTCTTTAATTCGTTCGTTCACGATTCAACTCCGAAATGTTCTTTAATCATTCTCCCAATTCCACCATCTTGCATGGGATCACCAGAGTCACCGACTTTTGCACATTCCCGCACAATCAACCGAGCGAATCGTTCAATAAATTCTTCTTGCGTATCCCACTTATCACCAGAATCTTCTCTAGCAGCCTTTAACCAACATTCTTTAATTCGTTGGTTCATCGTGCCACACCATATCGTTCTGCCAGTCGACGAATAGTTTCAATCCTTGCAGATCCTAATGTATCATCATTGGTCAATTCGCCTAGAATATCGTATATGATATAGTTGGAAAATTTTTCTAGTTCATTAGGCGTAAACGTGTATTCTTTTGGATCTTTTGGTGGATCCCAATCCAATGCACCTGCACACTCGATTGCAATATATTTAATCCGTTCGTTCATTCTTTATACACCAGCGATTTGGATTCGTTCTGAGTTTCGGGACATACGAAGTGCATAATGTCTCGACCAACGTAATCCTCTTCAACATCAAGGAATTCGACCTCGTCGACGGCGTGTTTGTTCTGGCACTCGGCGCAGTGGACGTAGAAGGGACTCATTTCGTGCTCGCAAAGTAGCCGTAGGCAACACCGAGGTTGTACTCGAGGTACGAGGTATCACCTTCGGTTTCGTAGACATCGTGCAGCCAGCGGATCGCCATCTCGCGGTTACGGCAGCCACTCTCCATCATCTTATCGATGGTGTCCTCAACCCGGACAGCAGCTTCTGCCTCTTCCTCAAGCCGAGCACCTTCGTTACGGCGGATCACACCTTGAAGGTACTGCATCTCCTCCTCGAACTTCTCGAGGGTCCAGTCGCTGGTGTCCATACCCCGCGGCCGAAAGTTATAGGCATCCTTGTACATGTCCCACCAAGTGGCGGCAGCCTTCTCGAGTGGAGTGTATTCTTCCCAGGTCTTGTATGTTGCAGTCATTCTCGTATTTCCGTGTTGTTCCAGTATAGTAGAATTATATCAAATTGACGATTTATTGTACAGGGTTTTCTTACAGAATTTCGAAATGATCCTCACCGCTGACGCGGTAGACTGGAACCTTCTT